AAGAGGCAAAGGAACCGTATGCTGTGAGAGTGACCTTTACTACTAGCGAAGGCCGATCAGTAGAGATGAGGGTTGACTGCGACAGGTGTAGTGGCACCGGGCTATTTGTCAGAGATATAAACTGCCGTCACTGTGGGGGTACTGGCAAGCTGGAGGTTAATGAGGCAGATGAAGGAGCATATATAGTGGCCAATGACCCGATAACTCGGGAAGGCAAAGTCCCAACTGTAAGGGAATGGAAAGTGAAGCCGCCACCTCCACCAGATGAACCCGTAGACTTGATGGAACGGTTAGTCCTGGCAAAGCTGAAAGATTCTCTTGATCGTGAATACGCGGTTCGAGTTGAGTGGGAGAATGGCGATTCGATAATTGGCATAGTTGAGTCCCTCTGTTCTGTTATGGAAGCTTCAGTGAATGCTTTTCTTCTAAAGGGGAGAAATGTCTATTATTGGCTTGATGGGATCATAAGGGTTGAGTCGTCAGGAAGAGAGACAGAGCAATCACCAGCACAAAATGACCCCGAAGAGGCGATATTGCAGAAGTTGCAGACCGCTGTTGAAGGCGGATATAAGGTGCGGGTTGGGTGGGAATCAGGTAGCGTTGAGACTGGTCTCATACTCAAAATCTCCGATGCGACTTTTGATATGGGATATGTCTCTTCTGTGGGCAGCCATAGCATATTGGGCATCACAAGCGTTAAGCAAATAGTAGAGACAGTCGCGGATGTGTCGATATTGGAGAAGCTACAGGATGCTGTGGATGGCGAATACGAGGTGCGGGTTGAGTGGGCGAATGGGGATCAAGTGATTGCTGTGGTAACAGATATTCTTCAAGGTAGTTCGTATGAGGTAGATAGTATACTTCTGAAGGGTCGCGATGCTTGGTACCCGATTGAGGGCATCACAAGCGTTGAGGCAATGGATGCACAGGGGAAGGCCTCCGCATATGCCGAAGAAAGTAAAGCCCACCACCAGAAGATGATGGACAAACTCCGCGATGCTATTAAAGGTAAGTATGAAGTTCGGATTGAATTCTATTCAGGTTGGGGTAGGAATGGTGTCATTAGGCATGTAGATCCTAACCATTTCATCATGCTCCCACTCATAGATAGAGCAGAGTATGATACACCCGGTGTGAAGAGCGTTGAGTGTACTGGTAAACCGTCCGCCCTCTCTTGCGAAGGGTGTATAATAAAAAACGCCAATACCACAGTGACGCTGGATGGTATGCCTCCAGACATGAGCTTGCAGGCGGTGATGATATACGAGGCGATGCACGATGGTGTTACAGATCTGACGCGCCCAGTTCTTAGCAATCTCTATCTCATAGGACTGATCAAAGGGGCTACTGGTTGTGATGCTGATTGGGCAAGTCATTTTGGCAAGGCGGTTATGACCGTTGACGAAATAAAGACAGCATTACAAGCTCTATGGCTAAAGGTACATAGCCAACCAGAAGCCGAGAGCAAGGATCACATACCGGGCGAGGCAGTCACGTTTCAGGAAGATTCGCGAACGGATGCGAAGGTGGGTGGGTAATGGCAACACTATATGATATATATGAAACGCTCATGACTTCTTAACATAACTATTCAGTAGATGACTGCGTGGTTCTGGCCTCTGAAAAAATGGTAGCTGCCTGGGGTAGAGAGATTCGCAGGTCAACCAACAGGAAGTATCTACCAGTGCCTTGTTATAAATCAGGGAAGCCACCCACCTTTCGCAATTATCATATTGGTGGCGTTCGCGTTATTCCCGTAAAAGAGGAGGTAGTTGATACGATCCCTGAACTATACACGGATCGTTTCTGGATTTGCGATACACACAATGCGGTGCGAGTTTTAGAGGATGCATAGACAGATCGGTGGCAGGCTGTAATCTATGGGGAATCAATATAATGAAGATGCTATGTGGTCGCTATACCTTCGATGAAGAAATGGATCGCCTTGCAAAAGAATCAGATGATAGGGAGATGATGCGGATTCGGGCTGAGATCAGCGCGGTCAGATTCGATTTGAAATCGCTAGGGATCCTGCATGGTTTTGAGACACGAGCCTTTGGCAGACAATCAGTAGAACTGAAAAATCACTAGGAGATTAAGCACTTACTAACATAAAATCTATAAAGGCCCCGGTTAAGTAGGGAAAGACTATCCAGTCCCTAACCGGGGCCTTTTGCTTTTCCTGCTTGACCGGGTGCAACAGAGAGGTGTGATTAACATGACCAAAGACCAGATACTTGAGCAGTTACAAACCGTTATCAAACAGCAGCAACCACTCATTGAGCAACAGCAGAAACAGATCGAGCAGATACTATTGTCACAGCCATCGCCACCGGTTGTAGTGCCATGTCCTGCACCGTATCCAGATCGCCAATTTATTTATGATCCACAGTGGAAAGTCCGTGTTTGGGTAAAGAATGATAACACAGCCGGTAGCAGTACAGATGGCTGGCAATTAACGGATGCTGTGCCGATCTATCCCGATCAAGATTGCTTCATTACAACTAACTGACAGCAAATCCAAGTGGCAATGGAGGTGATTCAGCCGGCCTTGATAGAAAGGCAACCGCATCATGTCGGTAGATTCATGTCTCACAGTTGGATAGCGGTTGGGGCTTCCGTGAGCGAACAAAGCCCCATCTGCTGTCATGGAGTAGTCAATGTTAATACCGCGTTTCTGTAGCGTTCCCAAATATCATCTCGAATTGCCCGTAAAGCTGAAAGGCAAAAAGCGCGGCAATAGGCGTGATAGAAGTGACGCTGTAATCAGGACCCGCCTCAAAGAGGCCATGCAGATCAATCCTGGTGATCGTGACTGGCATGATGCGATGGCTGAAGAAGCTAACCGCTATAATAAACGGCACCCGTTTGACTGTGGCTCTACGAGGTGCTTCACCTGTCATGCTGATAAGCTATCTGGTGAAAAGCCAATATACTATCAACGTAGGTATGGTAATGGAAAAAGGCCTGTTAAATTACGCTAAAGACTTCCTCTGGAGAAAGAAGGCGGCTGATAACGTAGCTATGGGCGTCGTCCCTATGGGGCGTATATCCATGAGCGGGGAAGCTCTCAAGCCTGGCAATATCGAGAGTCATACCAAAGCTAATAAAGGAACTGTCTATGCCTGTAGCGACCTGATAGGGCTGGGCGTTGGAGATACGCCACTCAGGGTATATATCACGAAGACCGGTAGGGAGAAGTCGAATTTCAAGAAGACAATTACGCGGCAAGTCTCCAAAGAGCGCAAGGACGAGATATTCCGCAAGGCCGTGCCGGGTACTGAACTCTCCAGGGCTGCCGACCTAGAAGAGGTATTGAATGGCCCTCTGGTGGATCTGCTCAGGCAAGTCAATGGATACATGAACGCCTTTGACTCGAAGAAGCTCACGAGCGCCAATATTGACTTTACAGGAAATGCTTACTGGGTACTGGTAAGGAATAGCTTTGGCAGGCCTGCATCAATCTGGTTCGCGCCGTCTGCCTATATGTCTGTGATACCCGACAAAGATACGTGGATCAAGGGATACAAATACAAGAAGGGGACGACAGAGATAGAATATCCTGCAGAGGATGTGATACATTTCAAGTGCGTCTCAATAGCGAGTCAGTATTATGGTGTGGCTCCGCTGTTAGCCTGTGCGGACGCTTATAATCTTGAGAACTATATGCTGAATTTCGAGGCGCAGATGTTTAAGACAGGTGGGAACCCGAAGGTAATTATCTGGACGAAAAGTCCCATGACTGAAAAAGAGGCAAAGAGGATCAAAGAAAGTTTCTCACATATCAAAGATGGTGATGCTGCTGTGATGGCTGGCTCTGACTTCCAGATAGAGCAGATGACAAGTCCTACCTCAAGGGACATGGGCTTCCAACACGGCTTGGCATTCGCCAGGGACACTATAGCGATGGTGATGCACGTCCCGAAAAGTATGCTCACTGCGGATGACGTAAACAGAGCGACGGCATTAGCGCAGCAGTACCACCTCGCTAAGTATGCAATATCGCCACGCTGTACGCAGATAGACGAGAAGATTAGCGAGCAGTTATGCCCACAGTTCGATAGTAGATATGTAGCTATATTTGATAATGCCGTTCCTGACGACATAGAGCAGGAGCGGGAAGACCGCAAGGTGAATATGGAGAATGCGATTACTACAATCAATGAAGAGCGCGCTAGATTGGGACTTGAGCCGATAGAGGGTGGCGACGAGATATTAGTGCCTGTTAATCGAGTACCTATATCGGAGGCAGGGTCGCAGGAAGAGGCCGAGAGCGCTGAGAGGGTTGCTGCAATGGCGCTGGAGAAGGTTGGGTATCAATCCAGGCGGAGGTATCCTGACAAGGGGAAGTATCCACTGAAAAAGAAATGGGGGCAAGATCATGCCATTGTCGATGGAAATGCTTGATACGGAAATCAAGAAGGTTGAAGCTGAAAACAAGAAAATACTGATAACTCTCAAAGAGTGCTGGAAGAAGCTGGAAGAGCAGGAAGTTGAGCAGGTTCCGCCAATGTCTATCGAGGACATCGCCAAAGGCTTGCGGGATCTTGGATGGGCACCACGCAGGGCATAGTATGAGTATCATAACGTCGCCAGCATTCATAAACGCCATGTCAGACCTGATTGCTGAGAAGCTAGTTGCTGACGACCTCGACGCTAGCTGGTGGGCATTTTCCAAGTCCGTTGCGCTACAGGAGGCTAAGTTCGTAGCTGTTCTGAAGCCGCTTTTTGCAACACAGGAAAAAGAGGTATTGCGTAACCTGAATGCCAACCCGCCACCAGATGCTGATGCGCGGGATTATGTGAAGGCGTTGTATTACAGCGATGTAAGGATAAAGGCCGCTGGCGACGAGTGGCTATTCGAGCAGGTCAAGTGGGAGGCCAACTTCGAGAAGTCTGGTAAGCCTATCATACTTGGTAGCCTGGTTGAGGGTGGCGAGACAGCGTTAGCGGATCTGGGGCTGGCTGTAAACTTCAATAGAACGTCACCAGCAGAGCTAGAGTTCATGTCGAAGAAGGTGCCTAAATTCTCATTTGACGTGAACCAGACGACGCTGGATCAGTTGCGACGTGAGTTCAAGGAAGCATTAGAACTCGGGGAAGGCATACCGCTGATAACGAAGCGCGTTGAGAAGATCTTTGGCTTCCCTGAGAAGTTCCGCAACAAGCGGATAGCGCAGACCGAGGTTATTGGCGCTATGAATAAGGGTGGTCATGAGGGAATGCGCCAGTCGGAGGTCGTGAAAGAGAAGGTATGGATCTCTACCAGGGATGCACTGACAAGAGACAGTCATCTGGCTATAGACGGAGAGCATGTCTTGCTGGAGAGGCGATATAGTAATGGACTGATGTATCCTGGGGATTACACAGGGGCGGCGTCTGAGGTGATCAACTGCCGCTGTACGGACGCGGCATATAGCTTTAAGGAGTAGGGCATGAACCCAATCAAATTTAGAGGCTATAATTGCACTTTTGCGGAGAGCCAGGAGGAATACCTGTCGTTGCCAGCACATAAGCACAATGATGAATTCGGGACGGTAACGTCTTGCTGGGGACTTACTTTTTGGGAGCGATTAAGGGTTCTGGTTACTGGTAGGATTTACAGCAATCTACTGACTTTTGACAAGCCGCTGGCTCCGCAGTTATTAGAGGCGAGAAGTCCAGTAGAGAATGGTGTTAGAAGTCGTAGTCCTTTATGGTGTTATTTGATGAGCAAACTTGATTTTCGTTTTTGGTTCTGCGAGTGCCATTATCAGCCGCCCTACGGAAAAGTTATTATGGGCGGATGCAGCAAACATGATTATGAATAGGAATATGGACGCGGAGAAACTGGAATACTACAGACAGCATATAGCCGAAGACCAGTTTCGCTTGCTGGAAGAGTTCTTGTCACATGCTGCGCCAGGATGTTGCGGTGATGATGAGATTTTCTATCCTGACGACCTCTATTTGCAGATACCACCGATGGAGAGCCATAGGGTGATTGTCTCACCAGAGGTAGCAGCCAGACTCAGAGCAAAGGAAATGACCGCTCTTGTCCCTATTAGCGCAGCCGATTTGATTTGGATGGAAGCATTGGCAATGACAGAGGAGTGATATTATGCCGGACTTGATAACACAACGATTGACGTTAGCGAAGTTTCTGGGGGACATAGAGCCGAAGTATCCTGAATGGGGCACTGCTTTGCGCGAGCAGTTTCCAGATACCGACCTGGAGGGGATACCTTTTCTCAGGAAGGGCTTTGAGTTAGAGGACAGCGACCTGGAGATGGTGTCTGGCGAAAGGGCGGACATAGCGACCATCAGCACGATTGCGCTTGATAGAGATCGCGAGGTCTTACTCCCTGAAGGCGCTGACCTGCGATTCTATCAGAAAAATCCTATAGTGCCATATGCTCATGACTATCGTGGCCTGCCTATTGGCAGAACGGAATGGGTGAAGATTGACAGCAAGACAGCACCTACTGCATTGATAGCCAAAACGAAGTATGCCAGCGCCGAAGCAAATCCTATGGCAGAACAGGTATACCTGCTTCATGCTGAGGGGATACTGAGAGCGAAATCAGTTGGCTTTATACCTATTGCCTCAAAAGGACCGAATGACGACGACTGGGTTGAGGTAGCTACAGCATGGCGCAAGCGTAGAGACGCTATGCTGGGGCACAAGACGAAAGAGGCCGATCCCCGGCGCATATATACCAAGTGGGTATTATTGGAACAGTCGCCTGTGCCAGTACCATCGAATCCAGAGGCATTGGCAATGGTTGTCTCAAAAG